TTAACTGTTCTTCAACGCCAGCAGGTGGTTTCGCACCAGCTGACGGGCATAGCGCCTGCGGTCACTGTCCTGCAGTTTCTTGCAGGCCATGACAGCAGACGCAAGATGACCAGCCCGCAGGAGGACATGAATCCTCCTGAGGGCCAGGTCACCTGTGGGTATGCCACAGAGAAATCTCAACGTTTCCATTGAGACCTCCATAATCCTGAGACTTATTCTCCCAATTACTTGGAATATTCTCTCAGGACAATGTATGCGATTTATGATTAATTCAAAGGTTCGTCGTAACCCTTTGGTAGCAAGACCCCGGATCCATGTTAGGATTTTCCAAGATGTCTTAACTATCCAATAGGGGGTCAAGCCAGAAGTCAAGTTTTCAGGTATTTTCAAGCCAGAAGTCAAGTTTTCAGGTATTTTCCAGAATCGCTGGCTTTTACACAAAAACCGTTTGCCCCATCCATTTCCCAGAAAGATTTGCCCCATTTTATGGATTTTTAAACATAAATACCCACAAAAAACACAATTCTATATTGGTTTAATCCTTATTTTCATACTATACTTTTATATATGTGGAGGTGACACCATGAATAGCGAAATCGAAGCTTTTGAGGCAAATCGCCATTATGTCTTCAAATGCTATATGAAAGATTGTGGATCCGTTGAATTTACAGCACTTTCGGATGGTTCCATACAATGTGCTGATTCTAACTGTAATCAGTTATATAAATACACGCCTATGCTGAAGGATTGGGTACCTATTACTGATGATAGTACCCCTGCTAAACGCAAACCGAAATCAAAAAGATTGAAACGCCAACTTGATATGGAAAATGATCAGGACATATCTGATGATGAAGATTGTGAGCCAAGTTGATTTTTTCTGATTTTTATATTGATTTATTTACTTTTACATATTACAATAATACTTATATACAATAGGATATAATAGATGTACTCAAAACATAGAAAACCCCTGCGCCGGTCTTCCTTTTCCCTATCTGATAAGAATAAAACAAACCAGGAATCCAAGCAGATTACTGAATCCAGTGATTCATCTTCTGCATCAATGGAAGATATGATGATTGGAATGATGGGAATATTACCTGGATTCATGGCGCTGGCTGGTGGAGATGTAGATCAGGAGGAAATGCACAAAAAAGCAGAAGAAATGAATGATACCATTTCTACTATGATGAATACGATGACAGCATTTCTGGATGATCTAGGGTTGTCTGCGGCTAACCAATATGCAATTATCAATACCAAAAAGATACACGATCTGGTATTTTCAATGGGAAGAAGAACAACCCTTAAAAACCGCCAGGAGTTATATAATTTATTAACAACAGCATATGATATGGATGTTGCGTTTTATTCGTTTAAGTCACCGGATGATATTGATGAGAAAGAATCTGTGGCGATTGATACCAGTGATATAATTCCTGAAGAAACGCATTCTGAAGATAATAAGGATTTTATATGTGTTGCCGGAATGGCAAAAGATGATAATAATGAATGGGAAGTCATTAACGATGAGACAATACCGATTACTGCGCATGACCCATCAGAAGGCTTATATTGTCCTGTTTGCGAAACTGTATATCATTCAATGACCAGAATAATGTTTGCGCCTACAATAAGTTTAGCGTCATCTACTGTAAGATTAAGTGAAAGACCTGAACATGTAATTAAACACACGTTTCCTCATATGATAGTAACGCCGGTTTGTCCTAAGTGTTATTGTGATCGTAGAGAAGAATTAATTCTTAAAGACGAGAAGGCTTTATTAAATAATGTATCACATATCATGAATGGGTGTGATCTTGAGAAGAGATTAGTCCCATTAGTGCCTGCTTGTTATGCGGAAAAGATGAAGGATCCTAAGAAGAATGATACGTTTAAAGTATATGACGGCGTTTTGTATTTTCCAAAAAACTTGAAGGATTCCATCTGTCAGGAAGTGATAGATGCGGATGCAGATAATACGGATTCATGAAATGTTACTGACAAAAAACATGCACGGGCAGTCTGCCCAATTAGCTAAGACCTGTATACGATTTGCAGACAGGCTGGGGCTTACTGTTATAGAAAACGAAACATTATTTACTATTCAAGAGGCACTTGACGCAGATGATGTGTATTGGTTTGATAGTCAGACGATGACAGTGGATGATTTAGACGCATTTATTTATATGTGCAGAGCTTACGTTGATATTAATAAGCCGCACTGGGTCCCCGATGCCTATTATATGTTGAAAATAGATTGTCCGAACTGCCATCGCTGTAACATGACAGAAGAACAAGTTAAACACAATAAAATCATGATAACGCCACATGAAACATATATAATATGTATTAACTGTGGAGAAATAATGAAATTACACGCTCTCTAATCCTATATGCTCGACTCAATCGTTAATAGTATTAATAAGACCAGTTCTGTGAAGTTGAAAGAGAAGACTTCAAAAAATAAGACAAAGGCCAATCCAAAAACCACTCAAAAACCGGTTATAAAAACCGCTGTTATTGAGAAGCCGGTCAGTCTTCGAGAGGTAGAAACATCTGTTCCAGAAACAACACCAGCAACATTACCAGAACCAACAACATCTAATTTCTTTCAGATGATTATGCAGAATATCGATCAAAAGAAGTTTTCTATTACTGAAGCTGAAAAGACCAGGATGATGGAAACATCTAGAGATTTACACGATTCCTTAATGGGTATCATACGAAAATGCAATTCGAATGACTGCCAGCAAAAATCATTGTGTCCTTTTCAGTGTATTAATAAATATCCTGATGGGCAGTTATGTCCTGTCGAAATGGCGATTGCGAAGTTTGCCAGCAAAGAATATTATACGATGCTTGAAGATGAACTGCAGACTACGTCCTTTAACATAGTAGAAATCAGTACAGTTAATGCAATAATTGAAGTGGAATTGGAAGAGTTCAGGAGTAGAGCGTATATACACGAACATGGATTAATCACACAGACTGCAGCTTTTGCTATAAAAGAATCAGGAGCTGTTATATATAATGATGTTGAGAATCCGATATATAACTTGAGAGAGCGATTAGATAGACGTAAAAATAAGCTTTTACAGAGACTTTTAATGACGCCTGAATCGAAAGCAAGATTTAAAATTGAACTTAAATCCAAGAATAATAAAACAACAAAAGATCTTATCAGTAGTGCGGAAGATAAGATTAGACAATTTGCGTTGGAATAAACAGAATGGCTGGTAGTTCTTCGTCCAGTGAGAAACATCTTCTTGCTGAGTTACGATTTGAGGTTGGGCAACTTATTAAGTATGGGAAGGACCCTGCTACTCAGAAATTTGCTGTTAAGACAGGTCGGCGAGAATACGTGGATGCGTATACTTACTTTCCAATACCTGAGTCAGAGATCATACATTATTTAGCGGATAGTTCGAAATCTGAGAAAGCTACTGTTACTGATATTGAGAGAGTTGGGAATAGAACGTCAGAATTAATGAAGTCATACCGGAAGAATCTAATGACGGTGGACTTTGAAACAGCATTTATTGGTAAAAATAGAAACGTTGAAAATGCGGATATATTTACGATGGGGTTGTCAAGTATTGATGAGGATAAAGCCACTGGAACAAAGACATTACGTGGTAGAGAATATTATGCTGTTGATATATTTGATTCGATAATAGGAAATCCAGACCATGTCAGTAATGCTGGATATGGTAAATTTGCCACAATGAGTGATAATGTTAAGGCTGGTTATTTCAAACAGTTTTCTCGTTTGGCTGCACGGAAAAGCATTGATATGTCCGGCATAGAAAACTTTGACCAACTTTTTAATAATCGTGAAAAGCTTAGATCACTACTTGGTACCATAAAAGATATGGAAATTTTTGATGATACTGTTGATACTGAAGTACGTGGGATTGGGAAGGAACTTGGCGTTAGTCGATATGATATGAAAGCTGGACTTGGCAGAGTAAGTTCGTTTGCCAATACGTTGGATTCTGAAATGAATTCCGTCTATGGAAATCATACCAGTCCTGTATTAGGAACATTTAATCCATCAGGCGTAGATGAGCCCGTATTAAAGACAATTTATGGTCCGAATGCAAACAAACAATTATCACTCCTTGATATTCGCGGTAGACAGTTATTCATTAATTCAACTGTTTTCCCTCAACTAATTGAAAACTTGCATGTCACACTTGGACCACAGTTAAAAGAAATTGCCCATCGAATGCGATTTTCAGAAAAACAAACAAAGATGTTATTTGAGAATATGCAATCTGGCATTGCTGGTATTTATACTAAATCAACAGCAGCAGAAGATATTGAAAAGAATTTAAGATATGCTCTTGGGCATGATTCGAAACTTACTCATAGACCAACTTCACATGGTGCGGTTGGTGATGCTGCTCGTGAAGCAAGAATTGTATCACTACAAAGCCAGTTTGTAGATAGAGCTGTTAAAGAATCAGTAAGACCAGAATTACACGCACAATCAGTTCGAGCCAGATTTATTTCTGCATATATAGCAGATCAAACTATGAATGCAGCAGCTGAAGGAGGGATTTCATTCAGTAAGGCAAATCCAAAATGGAAATCAATATTAACTAATAGATTTAATAACGCTGTTGATATGAAAAAACTCAGTATGCAGATTCAAAGCAATATTGAACGTTCAATGAGTTATAGATTTGAAGCCGGAATTCTTAAACAGACTACTGGGCAATTTGGTGGTAATACAATTGCACAACTTCTTGGTGGCGCAATGATGTTTGCTGGTGTACGTGTTGCAGTAGCCAAAGCACAGGAATTATTTAATCCAGATGATAAAGCAAATAGTACTGAGGGTTTAAGACATGATTCTATCCTAACTGTTGTCAACAGATTAGCAAATACTGAATTTGGCTCTGGATATTTAAAGGGGTTTGCTCCAGCGATTGTAAAAGTAATGAAGGCAATGTTCAAAAATAGTGTCACGGATCCAACAGGTATGCCGGCATTAGTAAAAAATACATTAAGCAAAATATCTTCTACTATGAAGGATATAAAAGGAAATCAGTCTCTTTGGAAGATGTTAACTGATCCTGATAAATTAACGGAAATCTCGCATAAAGTAATACATGCTCCTACTAGTTTATCAGCAACGCCATCTATTCTTGAAGAATTTACACAAGAGCTTGCTAGTAGAAATATTTTAGGAGAAACAGGTTCTAAAATGTTATTTGGTGCAATGGATAAAGCTGCAGATTTAGCAGGGCATTATAGACTTGCAATTGAGAAGACTGCAAGATTTAGAACTAATAAAACTACTGCTTTTAAAGAAGCTAAAGATAAAATAGTGAAAGGTATATCAGAAATCTTTGTAACTCGAGGCAAAGACGAAGCAATAAAATTAAAAGCACCAGCAATTGCAATTGGTCTTGGTGGTGTTGGTGCAATAGGTATTATGTTAAGCCGCAATAGTTATGATCCAGACCAGATGTATCAACCTATGCGGAATCAGGAACAATTGAAATATAGAAGAGATGAAAATAGAAAAGCAAGATTATCACAACAGATTCATGATATTCGAATGTCAGGTTATATGGAAGGTATATCTCTAGGTTCAAGAGTACGACAATCTGAAAGATATTCGAAAACTGACTTTGGTTCTGGTTATCGTTTATTAATGTTGAAAATGAATCCTGAAGATTTAATGGGGATTGCAAAACGTGGAAAGAATGCAATTGTTAAATCTTTTAAAGGAACGGTTCAAAAAGCAAAAGATGTAGCTGATATTAAAAGAAGAGTTGGATCAGAATTTGATTATACTCCAGTTCAAAAACCGTTACCAACTACAATCCAGGGAATTAAAAAGTCTGTATCTGATTTCATGAATAAATTATCTCCAAATAATAAGAAGAATTTAAATGTATTGGAAAATATGAAAATAAGAGATGCAAGACAAACATTAAAGAGATCTGAAGCAACACGTCCAAATAGTGTAGCTCAACTGGCAACTCATGTTTCTGAAACAAAAGCACGCTCATTTAAACCAAATTTGAAAAAACTTCCAAAATCAACTTCTGAATTTAAAAAGGTTACAGTTAAAGAGACTGAACAATTAAATGGAGCTTATACACCAAGAAATAAAGATTTATATCAATTAAGACCAAATTCAACTATTCCAAATAAAGTTCAATCAAATATAAAGAATAATAAATTACAGTCTGTTCCAAAGATTGATAAAACATCAGGATTAAGTTCTGCTACTAAGAATATTCCAAATGATGTTGTCGCAAGACAGCAATTAAATGTATCTCATGCTAAGGATATACCTGAATATTCAAGGACACTAACAGATGGTGTTCTTAAAACTAAACAGTCGTCATATCTTACTAGTGGGATACAACGAGTACCAGAAACACCACGACCAATACAACCACGGCAGTCTCAATCAATGATAAATGATTATGCTCCTCAGAGACCAGAACAAAATAGAATGAGTAACATGTTGATTAGATCTGATGCATTATCAGCAAGAATCTCGAAACATGGCAAGATGATAAGAGACAAAGTACCTCATGGTTCAAATGGGTTACCATTTATACCACAGGTTTAATGATATAATATACTATGTTGTCTGGAGTTTTCATATGATTTCTCGTATTGCAAAAGCGTCATTTAATGGATTTAAAACATTAGCTCAATCTGCGTTTTCTGGTTCAAGTACCAGAAAGGCACATACTTTTACGAATTTTGCTATTGCTTCTATGGGATTACTTGGTACTGCTTCTATAATAAATGCAGCCAAATCCAACAAGAAACGTATGCAAATGACTAAAAATAATAGGACAACAATATGATTGGGATGTTAACTCGTGCCTTTTCTGGTATATCAAAAGCTGCAGGTGGAGTATCAAATGCAACGGCTGGATTGATGAATAGAGCACCTGGCGTTTTTGGATCTATTGGTATGTTTGGAAGTTCAGTTGGTATTGGTGCAATGATGACTGGTAAGAAAACACTGGACATGATGCAACAAGGAACAGCTATATCTACTCCACTAACCCAACCAAAAGGCACAACCAAAGCATATGGTAAGCGTGGGATAGATGCTAATCGATTAAATACAGACGGGTTAGTACAAAATTTACATAGCAATCGCAGGAAGTTTTAACAAATGCTTGGAGCTATTTTAGGTGGTGCAACGTTAGGCACTATAGGTGCGGGTGTTGGCATTGGATCTTGGCTTGGTTTTGGGCCACGGACCTTAATGTCATCTGCTAGAGCTTTTGGTTCATTAGCTGGAAACATCAACGGATTAACTGGTTCTATTAATGTTCCTAGTGCAACGGCAGCATCAGTTTTTTCTCCATATTTTAATTCTGGACTTACAGCAGCAGAGATGAGTGAAGCTCCAGGATATCTTTATGATCCTGGATATACTGCTGGTTTTGGAGCAAACTTAGCAGCAAGTGCAATATCTGCTCCTACAACTTTATTTAGCAAATCATTAAAAGCCAGTTTTTATTTACAAACATTACCAAGAATTTCTCAGCTATTAATGGGGCAAACAGTTGAAGGGCCTCTTACTCCATTTGGATTACGTGGTTTAGTATCAGGTGGTGCAAGCCAAATTGGTGGAAGATTACGTGGTTTCTTTGCTGGTTCTATGCTCACAGGATCTCCAATTGGTGGTCTGGCAACAAGTGGATTACTAAGTCGACATGTATTTCAACGTACATCATATACAGGTTTAGAAGGATATATTAGAAAACTTTTAAAACAACCATCATTTATTCAGGATTCTATTTCTGCATATTCAGAATTATCATCTGTTGGAATTACATCTAGATATGGTAGATCTAGTGATGTTAAATTCATGCGAGGTTTTGAGAAGATAAATGAGACGCTAAGTGCTCGATTCTTCGAGAAATATGCAAAAGGTATTGGAAATTTTATTGGGATTCCTGGAGTTGGTTTGCCATTAAATACTCTAAAATATATGTTTGATCTTGCACGAGGAAAAGATATAGAAGGCGGTAAATTAGGAAAAATACTTAGTCAAACACTTAGTCAAAAGAAAGAAATAATAAAATATGGTGGACGAAATACACTTTCAAGAATTAGTACATTTGAACGAATACAGGATACAATATTAGGTCCACAAGCAGAAAATAGTTTCACAATGAAGTCAAACATTTCAAAACAAACAAAACAATTTGCTGAAACGATGTCAAATAATATTGATGATATTATGGCTAAACAGAGATCAGGATTGGTAGGACGAATGGCAGGTGTACAACTTGCTAATATTCTGCGCTATAAATATATTTGGGGTACTATATCTTCCGGAGTTGGAACTGCAGTAAACCAAGCAGTGAATACTGTAAATCAAGTTGTTCAAGTCGCAAGAAATATGGGAAAGATGGAATTTGGAACTGGACGAACATTAGATACACAGGTAGCATCTACTGAAAGATCAAGGGCAATTTCTGCAATGCAAAATATTGGCATTTCTGCTCGTTCATATCTTGGTCAAGAAGCTGCAATTATGGCTGGTTAAAGATGGAATATCTTTCAATAGATGATATTAATAAACTGAAACCTCGTCTAACAGAAGATGAGTTTCTTGAGTTATTATACTTTAATTACCCATCAACATGGATAGAAGAATTTCTTCCAAATCCGCAAGACCTTGATTTGCCTTTATCATTACGTTCATATCAGAAACAAATTATAAATAGTCATAGTAAGAAACGTGTAATTAAAATGGGCCGCCAGATGGGGAAATGCCTGGACAAAAATGCCATTATCCATCTAGGGGATGGTTCGTATTCAACAATAGAAGAATTATATAAAAAACATGGCGAAAATGGTTTATTTCGTATATTATCTTTTAATGAAAAAACATTACAACTTGAAATAAAAGACGCAGTAATAAATGATAATAGTATTAAAGATACAATAAAAATATCAACCAGATCAGGTAACGAAGCAATTCGAACATTGAATCATCCATATTATGTATGGAGAGATAATTGGAATAAACCACAATGGATAGATGCTGGTGATTTAAAAATAGGAGATAGAATTGCAACAATTAAATCATTAGTAAATATTAAATATGATAATAAAAATAATAGCATTTTTAATAAAAATGACGCCATGCTTCTTGGTTTATTGATAGGAGATGGAGGCTTAACAGGACCTACTCCAAGATTTACATCCGAAACTAATGAATTACCAATGCTTATAGAGAATATTATTTCAGTAGAAGCATACAATAACGTTGTTCGAAAATCTAATGCAAAATATCAATATACATTACCGATATTAGATAGAAAAGGAAACAGTAAAACTATTACTAATCTTCTAAAGAAAGCTAAGTTATATCTAAAGAATTCACACGAAAAACGAGTTCCACTAGAAATTATGACAGCACCAAGTGAAATCATATCTAGTTTCTTAGGAGGGATTTGGGCAACTGATGGATATATAACTATAAGTACTAGTACATCTATTGGTATATGTCTTTGTAATCAAGAATTAATAAAAGAGATTCAGCTTTTACTACTTAAACTTGGTATCAAATCAAAGATTAGATACAAATCAATAAAATATAATAATGGAAGAAATGATAGTTATTGTTTGGAATTATTTGATGCTGAAAATATTATGAAATTTAATCAACACATTCATATACCACTAAAATATAAACAAGACGTGTTGCACCATGTATGCAATGCGTTTGATACTAAGTTAATTAATAGTAAATATAATACATTTCCAAAAGGAATATGGAATTATATACATAATATTCAAAACAAGAAAGGAATATCTAATGCATCACTTCTTGGTCAGTATGGTTGTATTAGAAATAATGAAAGAATTCGTACACAATATTCTCCAAATTATAGAAAAATAGAAAGATTAAATTCTAATCTTCATGATGAATATATAGAAAATTTACTCAAATCAGACATCTACTGGGATATTATATCTGAATTAGAATCAACTGGAATAAGACAAACATATAATATAATGGTACCAGAAAATCACACACTTGTTGCTGATAATTTTATAGAACATAATAGTACGGTGATTCAATTGTTGATCTTGTTTTATGGTTTAAAAGTACCTAATTCTAAAATATTAGTAGTTGGCCCACAAAAGACCCATGTTGAAGAAATATTTAACGAAGTAGAAAACTTAATTAGTCGAAATGCATATCTTAAATCTTTAATCAGTTCAAAAAGACAACCTTTGCAATTTACCTTTAAGTGTGGAACAAAAAAGAATAGAGCTCTATTTTTAACAACAGGTGAAGATAGTGGTGGTAAGGGATTGGGAATACGGGGAAAAACCACCAACGTTTTAATCGTTGACGAAGCAGATTATATTAATGATGATGTAATGGAACAGGTTGTTATTCCTACTACAAATTCATATTCTGATCCCATAATAATTCTATCTTCCACTCCATCAGGTAGAAGAGGTTTCTTTAGAAACTCATGGGATTCAGGTTTCTTTTCAACATTTCATTTTAAATCATCTGAATCCCCCGCATGGACAACAGAAAAAGAACAACAAATCAGAGCATCAACAACAAAGAGAACATATGCTCTCGAGTATGATGCTGATTGGGCTGAAAGTGAAGCTGGTCTATTCAGTAAAGCTGATATGGAAATGATAACACAATTGTCATTTATTCCATTCAATCTATCTGCTAGTTCTGAGGGAATTAAAAGACAATATTCTGTTAGAGATGATGGTGCAACTTTAAATGAAATTATTAAACCAAAACGTAGAATTCTTGGGGTTGATTGGAATAAGGCCAAGAATGGGGTCAGATTAGTTTGGTGTGATTTCGATGAACAACATAACATGTGGCTTAGACAAAAATGGAAAATAGACCAAGCCGATTTTACACAGAATGCGGCAATAGCAAAAATAATAGAATTACATTCTGCATTGCATTTTGATCTTATTATGGTAGACGTAGGATACGGCTCGATGCAGATCGAAGATCTACATTTATATGGTTTGCAACATCCAGAAACAAAACTTGACAAAATAGTAAAAGGAGTTGAAACAGACAGTCAAATTGAAATAACAGATATTGCATCAGGAAATAAAAGAAAGACGTATATAAAGAACTTTATTGTAGAATCAATGGTCAGATTTGTAGAACAACATAGAATTAGAGTTCCAGTTGAAGAAAACCTATTAACAGAAAGAAAAGCTAAAGATCATTATTCGATGTTTGATGAAATGGCTGAATATTGTATTGAAAAATATACGGCAAATGGAAGACCAGTTTATTCTGGTAAAAATAGTGATCATGATTTAGATGCATTCATGTTTACATTATATGGTTATCTAACAGAAGTCATAAAGTCTCAGGACCTATGGTATGCGTTACCTAAAGCTAAAAGTAAAACCATAAGTTTTGATGCGTTAATGAAGAACAGAACTGGAAAACCAATAAATAATTTAAAACAATCTAAAGATGAAAAAGAAATCGAAGAACCGGCAAGAAAATGCATTCCAAAACAGATTTATAGAAATACGGATAGTTACACACATCGTTCTCTCAATAGATTTGGAAATAGTCCACATAATCAATTTCGAAGATCGTTTGGTAAAGGATCACTTCCAAGGAGATCACTTAGATGAGTATAGATCAAATTCAATCAGTTAGTGCCTATGATGAAAATAGAGAAAAAGGCACCAACCAAGAAGAACTTGTTAATTATGATGGTACACAAGTACCAAATAAAAGAGAATCCATTAGAGCTGAAAAAAGAGCAAAAGCTGCAGCCACATCTCAATTAACATCATCAGATGCACATGTTGAACAGCAAGCTCCAGAATTATCTCAAAAAGAAAAGGAAGCCCAAGATCTTAGACTTTTAGCTGAAGTTGAAGAAATGGAAATTACTGAATTTATTAATCTTGCTAATCTGTCTTTAGCAAAGGCTAATGCATTACAAGAACGAATAGATGTTGCAAAGAAACTTGTATTAGATGAAAACGATGAAGATCTGAATATTCAACTATCTCCAAAAGATACTAAATTATTACAAAATCTTATTGGAAAAGATACAATAGATAAAGATGCAGCTAAATGTTTAAACAGACTTGCAAACTATAATGAGTTTAATGATAATTATGCAAGTGACGGTGATTTAGATTCTGTTAAAACTGCGATTGAAGATACATATAGTGATGAAAATATAGATCAATATTTTCCTGATTTTGGATTAGACTTATTATTAGTAATAGCTTATCTTATTCCAAAGTTTGTTACTATTAATGTCTTTGGTTATGTATGTAAAGTACATACGATGATTTTCACTCCAATTGATTCTGCTATAGAACAGATATTTTATGTTACTGGAATAATTGGTGGGATCGTTAAGAAATTGGCATCAGTTCTTAAGATAAAACTTCCTACAATTAACGAAAATCTTCCAAAGTTCAGTTTAGTTACTCCTGTGCAAATTCAATTAACCATATCAGCTAACTGTATAAATGAATCTATCTATTGGCAAACTGGTGCAATTATTAAAAACAAATTTCTAGTTGAAATGATGAAAGGCGCTGGAACTTGTGCAGCAGCAATTGCTGCGTACTTGCCAGGAACACCACCAGCAGCATTATCAGATTTGGCTTCAAAAATACAAGCTTTAACTTTTGATCCTGTTTGTACTGATGCGAAGTTTGACTTAGAAGCAGAAGCCATGGCTATGTTTTATGGATTGAATAGGTCTTTTGCTCCTTCTAGTGATACTGATAATAATAATGTTGGTCCAAAACGATGTGATGAAGATTATAAACCAACTCCAACTGAAAGAGCTCTTGCTAGAAATCTACTCCAATCTGGAATGGAAAAAGAACAAAATACTTATGCATCTTCTATTGATACATCACAATCTCGCAATGCTGCGCATATTCTAACAAGTTACAGTATGTTAGACAAAATGAGTACAGATACTTCTACATATGTTGTTCATGGCAATGGGATTGTTGAAAAGTTATTAACAGAGAAAGGTAATACTTTTGTTGATAGAGTGGATGCAAGTATTCTTGGTTTCTTTACTGCTATGAATGGTGCTTTACAAATGGTCGATGAAGGTGTTACCAAAATTATTGCTTTGGAATTCTTACCTCATCAAGCCAGAGTATGGGTTTGTTGTATTGTTCGTTTCTTTTATATTATGCTTCCAAGAATGCGATTTGAATTAACTGGAAAAATACAAGGTTTTGCATTTACAACAGAAGATATTGATAAGCTAACATTAGATGAGGAATTTATAGAAGATACAAGAGTATGGTTAAAGATAATGAAAGCATTAATAGATGCAATTATGAGTAGTACATCATTAGGGGTTACTGGTTTAATGAGTATTGCTGACGTATTTAATAATTCATTAAAAATGGCTATAGCAGAAAGTACATCAATTGTTATGACATCTCTTTATTATAAATTAAAAAAGACATTATTTAAGGCATTTGATGAACTTAAGAAAGTACCAGACTTACAGTTTGCTCTTGAATCATGTGAACCATTATCCTGGTTTATGAATGGTCTTCAATGTTCATTAGAAAACTTTATATCTAAGATACAGAATATCCTTGCCCAAATGTGGAGTGAAAGTGCTAATGCAATGCGAGACATTGATTTAATCATCTCTATCCATAGCTCTAATATTACGGCTGATATTATAAAGGGTATATTGGATGTTATGTTACAATGGGACGAAGCTCTTATTAATTTCTGTTCATTAAGGAAAACAGCATCAGAAGCTGAAAAGACACAACTAATACAAAGATTAACTGATAGTCTTAAAACACCAGTAGTAGATATATCAGCAAAAGCCGATGAAGCAAAACTCAAATTGTTAGAAAAGTCCGCAAATATATATTCCACTAAAACCAATCTGGGACCTGTCCCAGCATCTGAACAAAATGGTGTAGTTAATGGTACTGACCAACACACAAATAATGGGAATCCATTCTTCCTAGGTGCCAAAAATGCTTTATTAGTATCCTATGGAGAAATTCCACCATCAGATGATATTTCACCTCAAGATCGAGGAAGAGTGACAACAGATACTATAAAGGTACTACCCCAGAATGAAGCTTGGAATCCAAAGTTAGCAGTCAAAAGTTGTGGGGATGAATTTAAAGCAATTTTGTCTGATCGCATCAGTTTTATAGATGAAATGCATAAATCCATTGCTAAAGATAACCAAACTGTAAGTAAAACTCAAGTATCTAGGGATGTTGAGAAAGACCCTCTGTTTGCTATATCTGCAGATGAAGTAGAGGCAGATAATCAACAAAAGGCAGATACTATGCTTGCTGACCTTAATAAATAACAGCTATTGACTTCATAATTTTTTATATGATAAAATTATAGGATAAATATGAACTTTCCACTAGTTCCATTTTTCAATAAATTACGTGCAGACAGAGAGCAGCGAAGAATCCAAGAGATTGTGGATGATATCGACTCCATTGCAAGAAGTGCTATTAATAGAAGTATTACTCTGAAAGATAGCAATAATGCTATTTCTAGAAGGAATATCGAAAACGCATTTGGCAATTCAAAAGCAATTGTTGGTAAACTCAAGAAAACGATGGCACCATCGAGGGAGATAAGTTCTACTGGTATCTATATTAATAACTTTAATATGAGTGATTTGTATACTGCGTATGTTGGAGAGAATCTAGTTAAGTTTTCAGTTGATAAGTATATTGAGGCGACTATTAGAAATGGTGCGTATATCGATTCAAAAAACCCATTAATTGTGCAATATTTGAATAAGAGATTTAAGGAATTCGAAGTAGTATCTAAATGCCCAACGAGCGAGTTAATATCTGATTTTATGTACTCTCTTATCACATATGGAAATAGTGCTCTGGTACGATATAGAAATAACAAATCGTCTTCTGGTAGACCCTATGTTCGCTGGGATGGTGCCTCATTAAATCCAATCGCATCTTTATATGTTGAAGATTTCAGAAAGATATTAATTGGAGAAGGGCCCCTTGGTAGAATTAGATATCTCAGATTACCACAAAATGTGGATACAATGAATATCAATTCTATCAATCCATCCTTATTTACTCTAGGTAAAAATGACATAATTGGATCAGCTATCCCATTATTCAATCCAATATATAATTTAATGTATGGTCTTTATGGTGATTTATCAAAACTATTTAAACTTTCAACTAACAGATTAAGAGACTATTTATTATATGAAGAAGATGATATTCTGCATGTCAGATATCATCATGTGCCAGGAGAGAAGATTGCCATGCCTCCTTTCTGGCCCACACTTAATGATATAGATTCATTAAGAAGAATAGAAGAGAATATAGAGCTACTTGTATATCAATATGGACATCCCCTTCTACATGGTCTGATAGGGGATGAAAAGAAACCTGGAGAGCAACCTGAGATTGATGATCTGCAGAAAAAGCTTCAAGGATTAGAAGAAAATGGTTTTATCATTACTGATAATCGTACTCTAATCAAGATGGTTGGTGCAGAAAGTCAAGCTTTACGGTTGGAAGCATATCTTACTTATTTCTATAGAAGGGTACTCACTGGCCTCTGGCTTAGTGAAGTAGCCGTAGGGGTAGGTGATACATCAAATAGGTCGACTGCTAATACTCTTGATAAGTTATCACAAGAGAAAGTAGTCGAACTTCAAAATATATTTTCAGCATCAATTCAGTCAGTTTTAATAGAACTGTTACTAGAAGCTGGTGCAGAAATGTCATGGATCCTCAAACCAGAAAACATTCCATCGTGGAAATTTAATCCAGTTGATATAGAAGGTCTTATAAAGAAAGAGGCACACACTCTAACTAAATGGCAGGCAGGGATGTTAACAGAATCTGAAATGCGCCGGGAAATTGGTCGTGAACCAATAACCGATGCTGAAAGAAACCAAACATACACCTACCTTCATCAGATACCTCTTGCTCTATCTAAGAAAAGTGCAACAGAAACATCAACGGCTTCTGCATCTAAGAAAGTGACGCAACAACAACTTAGACCATCTAATCAACATGGAACTAAAAGTGGACCTTCACAATCTCAGAATGCATAAGTGCTACAATTGATGTAGCATAATTGACCGTCGTGTTAATTATATGTTAGAATAGTCTATTCCATGAGGTTATAGAAATGAACGCCAAATCTATCGATGAAATCATTAAGGGCCTTGAGGGCTCTAAGCTGATTACGATCCATGATGCTGTCTCGCTTAGAAGTCCAATGTATGTCTCTCGGAAAGACAACGTAGAGCATTTAGATGCTGCGACTGAAAACGATGATAAAGCATTTGAAGCATATGCTGCGAAGATCAAAAGAATGCTTGGTGACAAGTCAGCAATTGTTGCAAAAGCAGATGCAACTCATTATGACTTTGTAAATAAGAACTTTTATTTCTATGAACTTGATTTTATTAAACAAAATGCCAAGACTTGGGTTGTTAAAACTAAAAATGGAACAAGAGGAAACCCTGTACAAAAGAATCATGATTTAAGTGTCGAATCCACAATAGGTAGAGTTCTTGTTGCCACCCCATTTGTATATGCTACCAAATCAGACGATATTAATGTTCCAAATGGACATATACAACTTATCTATTATATAACTGATAAGGATGCTATAGAAAAAATAGCAGATGATAGATTTCGAACCCTAAGTGTATCAGCTACAACATCATTAGACCAGGTAACCTGTTCCATATGTGGTAGAAGTGTTTCTGATACAGATTGTATGCATTATCGTGGTAAAATATATGCGTTAGAAGATTCTAACAAAAAAGAACTCGCATACTGGAAATGGAAAAGAAAGAATTATAAAGAAGTATCATATGTTGGCAATCCTGCAGATGCTGGCGCCGAACATAGTGCAATTAAATTTATCAATATAGATGGGAAAGACTATGTTGATAGTGGCGATACAAATGAAAATGCATTTAAGCAAGAATCTGCAATTACTTTAATGGTTAGTTCATTTGATAATGGTATCTTTCATGATTTGATTGATGTAAATCAAAAAGTTATTCAAAAAGCAGAGATATATACACAAGATAGTATATCTGCTGATGATGCAATTGCTTTTGATAATATTCAATCTGATGAACAAGAATGTCCAGCATGTAATACTCAAGTTGAAGAACCAACTACTTCTGATGCAGAAACTGAGACAAAACACTTAACTTCTTCGGATGAAACAACTGCAATATTTCATCTAATTCTGGACATGGTTATTACTGATAGTATTTCTTTAGATGATGCTGCATCTTTCCTTGTAAATAATGGCCTTATTTACATTAATATGGCAGACAGAACTAAAGAAAAGGTCATCGATCTTTTAGATCATGAACTGGAGAAAAGAGATGCAACGTTATCTACCAAACAAAGAAAAAGCTTACGTAGTTCGCAATTCTGTGGACCAAATAGGAGTTTTCCAGTTCCTGATTGCGCACATGTTGTAGCAGCTAGAAGGCTTATTGGTAGATATAAAGGCTCAGCTGATACTAAGGCTCGCATCCTAGCATGCGTTAATAGAAAAGCAGCAGCTATGGGTTGCGATAAAAGTAAGTCAAAAGATTATATTATTCCGAAGGAGGAAGATACAACAATGAAGCTCGCATTCGACTCAGTGGAAGAAATGCTTGCTGCTCCTCAAGTCAGAGCTGCTATCGATGCAGCTGTAACTGAGGCTGAACAAGCAAAAGATTCCATTATTACAAAAGCTAATGCTGACAAAGAATTCTTTACTGGAATTGCTGTAGATACAATTATTAGTATTGCGCAACGCCTGAATAAGCCTCTTGTAAAAGGGCTTAAGGGGAAAGAAGGTAAAGAACTACAAGATGCTAGAGCAGAAGTAGTTAAGTCATTAACTGCAAGACCGCTCGAAACGCTCAAATTCATGCTTGATGATTATAGAGCAGAAGAAGCAGAAGTAGCTAGTTCAGCACAAACAGACGCTGCAGATGCAGCAAACAACGCCGCATTATTAGCAGCAACAACTACCCCAGTTGGTAGTACAACCACTCAAAGTGGTAGTGATGGTGTTACACCCCCAACAGTCCCAGCTCCTGCTGGTGCTCCTGCACCTGTAGCAAGCACAACTGATGGAACAGGTGCCGCACCTGAAGATGCAAATAATGGTCAAGCACAACCTCAGGATGGTGATGAAAATATATTTTCTTCATTCACCAGACCTGTAAAACACTAATAAACGGAGGATCCTACAATGGACGAAAGTAAATTCGACCTTGCTATTGGAACCACAAGTAACGCCCGTATTAACGCGGTAGAGAAACAGATCCCTTCAAAGTTCATTACTTCAGATATTTTCTGGGGTTTTGAAACTTCTCCTGGTGATCGTCCTGCCGAACCTATCATGCCTAATCGGTATGCTCCAGTAGTTCGTCAAATCAGAAATGTTTCTCTCTTCGAGAAAGGTATCGTTATCCCATCTGGTTCCATACTTTCAGCATTACCAGTAATGAATGGTCAGTATTATCTCTCAGCTACCCCAGTTCTATTTGATAGCCTGGGTGCTGCTAGTGGCTCGATCTCATCTGGTAATATCGCCCTTGGAATTGGTTACAATACTCTTGTTAATCAAGTTTCAATGGAAGACATGGTGGAAGGTTATGACAGAATCCGCCTTATTGGCACTATTGCCAATGGTGGAGAAGACGTATCCGATCCATACACACAATACGACGTTGATCGCCAAAGAGTTGGAGCCAATGGTGCTCTAGTTACTACAAGCGACACATTCGCAAGAGGTAAAAATATTCCTATTGGTTTCACCACGGAAGATCTTTATATCTTCGATGATGGCAACAAGCTCAACTTCACCGAACTAAAATGGAACAAGTTTAGTTCTTTTGCAACCGACTATCTCGTAGAAATGCCATATTATGCTGGCTCTACTGCTTTCCATGATGGAAGCACATTTGGTGGTGGTTCTGGTTCCGCAACTGCTAATTATCTTGCAGCTAAAGCTCTTGGTCTCCCATTCTTTTGGGCTCCTAGTCTTGCTGACATGATAGTCGGTAATTTTGTTCAGTCTGACCGCAATGGTAAGTGGAGAGCACAGTTCGCTGCTGCTAACGCTTATACTGCAAGTAAGACTGTTCAAACTGTAGGTAAAGTGATTTCCTTTACCAACAAATTTCCTGGAGATCTTCAGGGATATGTTGAAACCTACAAAACTACAAGAACTGGTGGTACAGCTACCTATGGTCTGCCATATATCCTGTATGTCTTTATGACTACAGTACTTGGCTCTACAGACTATACTACTATTAAGAATGCTCTTAATAGTGGCGAATTTGGTATGGTTCGTATCAACGTTCATACTTCATAATCGAAGGAGATTTAATTATGGACAAGAAAAAACTAGCTGTTTATAGAGCAGTTGACTCCATCATTCACAATGATGGATTTTCTCTCGATGAAACTGGTAATGAAGTTCAAATCAACCTTCGTGACATGGTAACTAAGGAAGATCTTCTTCCATTAATTCCACAAGCTCTTACTCATGTGATGCTTGATGAAATCGAACCAATGTCTGTTATTTATGATTCTTTCTTCACCGAACTTCGGGCAACCGACATTCAGAAGTCAATAATCATTCACAACATTGGACCACTCGATGTTCAGCCTCTTGGTGAGTATGGTGAATATCCTGAAACCAATCTAGCGATGGATCAGGATGGTCAGGAAATCAATCTCCGTATCCAAAGATACGGTATTGAGCTCCGCATTCACGAAGATGTTGTTGCGCAAAACCTCATTCCACTTGTTTCTATGTGGCTCACAAGAGCACGCAATGCTTTCGTCAGAAACCGTGAAAAACTGGCTATTCAGGAACTCCTGAAAACTGGTATCGTTGTTTTTGATAACAAAGCACCCGCAAGTTATTCCTATGACGTCAAGTCCTATACTGGTCGTGATATTACTGGTGCCTACAATGGTACTATGAATCTTAATGACCTTATGGAAATGTATGTCAAAGCTCTTCTTGATGGTTTCGTCCTTGATACAATTGCTATGCATCCATTTGCTTGGCAAACATTCATGGTTGATCCTGAATTCAAGGAAATCATCATTCAAAACAACACTGTTGTTTCGTATAGAGCTCCACAAGGTTCTGGTGCACTTAACAGATTCAAGATTCTTGAAATGGGTGGTTATTCCCTGCCGTGGGCGAAAGGTGCTGGTAATCCTAGCATTGATCCTACCACTGGTAAACTTGGGCAAGATCCTCATTCTCTGAACAGATCTCTGCTTGGTGCTTCTTATAGCATCAAACCAGATTATTTCCCAACTCCGCTCAAGATTGTTGTCTCTCCTCATGTTCCGCTTAAAAAAGTTGGAAACACGATGGTTACCGACATCATCTTCGCTCAGTCAGGTGAATCTGGCGTTGTACTGAGAGAAGGCGATCCAATCGTCAAAACTTTCTCAGTTGAAGAAAAGGAAGCTATCGTTACCAGAATGCGTGAAGGTCTTGCGTTCGGAACAATGAATATTGGCAAAGCAGTACGCGTTGCTAAGAACGTTGTTATTGATCGTAATTATCTGTTCACCAACGTCAACCAAGTATCCCTGAACTACGGTTCTGGTATTACTTCTCAGGCTGATGCACAGAAGGTTGATCGTTATCCAACTGTTTAATCAATGATTAAACGTAGGTAACATCTACAAAATAGGGGCTAGACATTAGAAATAGTGTCTAGTCCCTTTCTAACAAGATTATATATAGAGGATAAACATATGGCTAAATCAGTCACCGAGTCACAAGATAAGACTCCAGAAGTTCTATATTTCAAATTAGGCTCTGCCCTAAAATTTACAACTCCAGATGGAAGTATTTCTTTAAATAAACTAGAAGGTAAAACTACTGGACAGATAACTAAAGAAAACTTTATCGCATATCAAATGGTCTGGAGATCATTCTTTACAGGTTCTCTTATTCAACTTAAGAAAGCTGCTGATGCAAGTGAAAACAAACCTGAAGAAATCATCGATGTAACTAATTACGCTGATGATAAAAATAAACTCAGAAGAGACGCTGCTTCATATCTTAGGAAAATGAAAGCGGAAGATCTTGTTGAAAGAATCCAAACTCTTACTAACCCTCATCTTCTTGCTATTATGATTGAACAAGAATCATATGGTCGGAATGTTTCTCGTAGGAAACGTGAAAAAGTTATGGACGAACTTAAGAAGAGACTTGAAACTCTTCAAGTAGAAGCCCATAAGAAAGGCAGTACCATGCTTGCTTATACCGAAGTAGAAGATGAAGAGAAAACAGTGAAGTATCGTCCACAGGTTTAATAAATGCTGAGTGTTCTATCTTCTACACCGGTTGACCAAGCAAGCAACGTATATCTAGATGCACCTATTGAGATTACTTTTTCTCAAGAAGTACATGATGTTAGTTTAACAACAGAAAACTTTCGTATTTACGTAATGCCAAATTGGTCTGCACAAGTAGCAATACTATCGGTGCAGAAGATAGGACCAAAAGTAATAATAGCAACATCTGGTAATTTACCAGCAAGCACACAGTTGTTATTGTGGATCAGAGGTGATGATAATGTATCAGATGGTACTCCAAAAGGAGTAGCATCAGTTATTGGTGAAGTTCTTAACGGAAATGTCCAGATCTTTTTTACTACTGGAACTAAAGTTGCAGCAGATGATGTTATTGCAGAAATTCCAATCTCATCTGAAACATTAGAAAGTATCGATGAGCCAGTATCTGAATCCACGTTAATTGACAATGAATTTCTAGATGTAATTGGTACATACCCAAATGATGGTGATTTTAATATTTCAGGTTTAACAAGTTTAGTGATTAAATTTGACCAAGAATTATATGATGTTGATTTAAGTTATGGTGTTGTAAATAATCCAGTCTCAGGCATAATAAATATAGAAGCAGAACCAATGATATTTGGGAATACTTCATTAATTCCATCTATTTTATTAAGTGATGTAAAACTAAATAAGAATATGCTCATAATAGATGTTGATGATAATCAAATGTCAACGAATACGATTTACACTATAACTGTTTTTAAAGATTATATTACTGGAGATAAACAGCAAAAGTTACCAGCAGATTATGTATTTAATTTTGTCACTAAATTATTTCCAATGTATGCATCTGTTAAACAGATACGTTCCAAAGGTGGGAAGTTCATAGCTGATTCAATTGATAATTTATCAATTGCAACTTGTATTCAAGAATCAAGTTTATGGATTTCTCAATTACTTGGTTCTATTCAATCACCTCCATATAATTTCTTAGTAATTGAAGCTACTATATATAAGACTATATGCGAATTGCTTAGTACAATTGCTCTTGGTGAAAGCAGATTTATAAAAGATAAACAACTTGCTGATTTACGTGTTACTTATGATATAGCAAATATGGAAAGTATTATTAATAACTATTGTAGAAAAGCTACAATGGCATTAAGTAAACTTGGTATAGATGTTGGCAATAAAGTTGGTATAAAAGGTATTGAAAAATCCAAATATCCTGGCTCTAAACGTACTGTTCATTTATATAACTTCCACAGTAGATATTGAGATTCTACCATGAGCACTTCGAGTTTTTTCCGTGACCTTGAAGCTATGGTAATTGAGTATGGCTGGTGGATTGTGCTACGTAGTTTTAATCTATCAAAACATTCGAAATACTGGGATGATATTAGTAAAGAGGCTATAGGTGGACCACCATACCTCCACAATGATATAATATTCAAGGGTAGAAGAACTGAGACTGTTGGGTCAGATTCTGAAAGAATTGAATCTCGCCAACAGTTTACAGAACTTTATAATACTACCTTTTACATATTAGGTAATATAAGGCCTAAAAAGGAAGATTTGATAATAGAGATAACTCCTGAATCAAAACAATTGGCAACTCCACCTAAAATGGTGAGACCATATGAACTGTTTAACATAGAACATGTGGAGCCAAAGATTGAGAAAGGAGTAATCATTTCAAAGTGCTATTGTAGTCGATTTACACCAGTAAACGATGAAACACTTCAAGGAATGATACCTGTCAAATATAAACGACTATATAGGACATAA